GAGCATAGAATTATCTGCGCTATCTACAGTAGCATTATAATCGGGAACAGTCGTATTGCCACCTTTTGCATTACTTTTTTTTGCAATAATTACATTGACACACCCTTCAAGATTACCCCCATCAATATGATAATTGGCCGCAATATTGAAATTACTGATGCTTGATGTGAACAGTCTGCCGAATCTATATTTAGGCGGTATGCTCTCTGTCACTACTTTCAATTGGTTTTCAAATATATTGGGCGCTAGGCATTTAATCACTTCCTCTGCCTCATAACATGCGAGCATCATGGCCTTGATAAATGTCTTAGCGCTTTCTACCCTATGCACACTACTGATATTAGGATATGGCCGCCTCATGTGTGGCTTTGCAGGAATAGAGCCTATGATTGTGCTGTATTGAGTGATGATGCGATAAATATTTTTACCATTTTCATCTTTGCCCATAGGTTTTTTTCTGTCCATGTTTTGTTTTGGCACACGATCAGACAGTAACTCTGCATTGGCTATCTCAACATACTGTTTAAGTTTACCGCTTATTTGTTTTAAATAAAATCCTATCGGCACACCATCAGCATAAAAAATAGTGTCCTCGGTAACATTGGGTTGTAAGTTACCACACTCATCACCAATTTTGATTGTATGCTCTAGCGGACTTAAATCTACGCGCTTCATACGATTTCTTTTTTGTAATGTGCGGCCACAGCTTTGATATCTGCTTTCATGTCTATGCGGCCTTTGTTCATTTTTAAAGTAATGAATGGATGCCACTCTCTGACAATCATGCGAGCTGCTTCCTCATCTTCTTTTTTTTGATATTTTTCTTGTAAACCCCCCGCATTACTTCCGACATTCGGGCAGTTAAACCAAATATGATTAAATCTTAAAATGCCTGAACCATATTTGATACATTGCAACGCAAAATCCCTGTCCCCCTTTAAAGGAAACTTTTCTTTGAAATGCCATTTGATTTTTTCTACATTAAGCAAAGCACATACATCAGGAAACTTGCGATTGACACTCCATGCTTTCTTTTCATGCCACGCATGCTGACAATAATTCATTCCAATAATTTCAAAGGGCAATTTTGCCGCAGCATCTTCAATCGTTTTTAAAATGCTCGCATCTTTTTTGACTGTTCTGCCATTGTATATACCAAAGCTAGTGATGTCATCATCTGCAAACCACGCCCATTTATGCCCATTTTTTTTGAGCCAATCTAATTTAAAGTTTCTGACATACATAAGGCCTTTATTGTTTTCGCCAATATTGATTTTGTTAGGCACATCATAATCAGTGAAATCTTGAGGCTCTAAAAAATGATATACCTCATATCCTGCATCAGCAAATAATTTCCAAGTTTTTGTGTCAGGTCTTTTTCTTGATGGGATACAAACTATCATGCTATCAATTTATTCTTTTCAGAGCGTAGGTGTTGAATCACCATAGAGCCAATGTATGCTCCTTCGTTGCGCCAAAATTTAAATAACTCTTGAGCTTCCTCATAATGATCAGGTTCAAATTCAATTTGAATTGCTTTTTTTGAATTCCCGGTCATGTCATCTAGTTGTCTATCTAAATTATGCTCATCTAAAATAGAATAATCTATTTCTTTGACTTGTAATTCTGATGCATCAAAAGCTAATATACTCAAATCAAAATCACTTATTTTTAATTTTTCAATTTCCATAAGCAACATGGATTCGTCCCACTCTGCGTTTAATGCTATTTTATTGTCTGCAATGATGTAGGCCTGCTTTTGTGTTTCAGTCAAATCTGATGCGTCAATCGTTGGGATTAAATCAATGCCGAGTTTTTTTGCAGCTTCTACGCGGCCATGACCTGCGAGGATATTGTTTCCATCAACAATAATTGGGTTGCGAAAACCAAACTCTTTGATTGATGCAGCAATTTGATCAAGCTGCACTTCGCTGTGAATGCGACTGTTCTTTTCATAGGGGATCAATTCAGAAACTTGTCTGTATTCAACTTGTATTGTCATATCTTTTCCTTTATTTTAAAAACATCAATTTATAAATTGTTCCATCTACCAAAGACCTAATATCATCTACTGAATTTTGCAATTCAGATTCAGAACCTACTATATCTCTATTTTCATCAATGAATGTGGCCAAGTCCAAAAGTTCTTCAAGGCCATTTGTTTTAGGAGGCATATAAGTATTTGGGTATTGAATGATTATTCCTTTGCGGCCTTGCCATTCCTCTATTAAGCTGTCAGTTTGTTCAACAATAGCCTCATAAAAATTGCCTAAAGCTTTATGCTCTGCGTAGCTTTTTGTTTGAAGATGTAGAATATGTGTGTTCGTGCCAGCATGTAAAAGTTTTAAAAAGAAATCGCCTATTGAAATAGTGGCGTTCGTTGTTTGAGCCTCTTTGATTGAAAATACAGTTTTCATAATAATTCCTTAAAAAAATTATTCTACTCTAAAAGAGCTAAAGTTTGTTGTAAAAGTTGCGATTCTGTGCCATATTTTTTTTCAAAGGTTCTTTGACCTGCGTGAAGTGCCACACCATAACCACCATGTTGATGATGCATCGGGCAAAGGGGTATAGCGTTAGACCAATGGCTTTTTTGACCAATTCCAGCACCATGTCTAATATGATGTATGTGAGGAGCAGAATAACCGAAATTGAGATTATGACAAACGATGCAGCCGATTTGAGATAGTTTTTCATAGTGTTGTTTTTCATCTTTGGTCATTGCCAAGCGAAACCTAGTTCAGTAATTGCCCATATTTCAATTTTATCCATGTAATCTGTCATTTCCTCAACAGACAACGAAGTAGTGCTTTTCAAAACTTCAAAAGATTCATCATTGAGTATTCTTTCAGTGCGCAAAAATTTGAATTTCAAAATCTTGTGCATTTCATCTTGGGAATAACCAATGTAATCACCTATGGCCTTATACATTGCCCATAGTCTATCGTTCTGTTCGTTGGTTCTTATTTCCTTATTTTCCGTAAGCACTATTTTCCATTTCTTTGTGAAGTCCAGCGCTTCAAGCTTTTCTATCAGGAACGGAAGGTTTTGTTTTGTAATGATCCATTGCATATTCTTTGGCCTTTGCAGGTGTTTTATAAAATCCTAATAATTTACTTGGTAATTCCCATACGCCATATTTTGCGCCATCTGCAACAATATATTTAGCGATTGAGTATCCATTTGCGGTTATCGCAAAATTACCAAACTTTTTCCATTTGAATTCCATTGCGCAATTCTAACGCTTCTTTTGCAAAACGGATAGAGATTGCAGGATAATTTTTTGGTTTTGCTAATATACGCTTTGCCCAAGCTTTGTAGTCAGTTGTTGGTGATAATGTTTTGGAAACAATTTGCATGACCTGGTCAGCATGTTTTTTACTGTCCTCTAGAGCCATTCTAGGCGCTGCTATAGCGCTAAATTTTGTAGGCCTAGGGCAAAGCTTAATGATATCTATTGGTGTGGGTGCTGATGTGTTTTTAGATGTATAAACATCAAAAGCCTTGCATACAGTTTGAAAGTCAAATTCTTGCAGCTTGGCAAACCAAACCCGCATCAAAGATAATTCAACTTCGGGCTGACTATACATTTCCATTATGGAATTTATTAGTTTCATAAAATTACTCTTATCTTTATCTGTCATATATTGTCCTAAAATAGTGGTTCATCTGAAATCAAATCAAATACATTTTCTATTGGTGCAGGCGGCAACCTTTCAATTCTGTGGTTTGGCCTATGTAAAACATAACATTCAGCTTCATGCTTTGTCCTGAACCTACGGATAGGCTCACCTAAATCATCAAAAACTAAATATCTAAATAAAACTTCCATCATTAACACTTTCATAGGTTCCTTATAAGTATTAATTCTATCACCATATCGACACCAATGGCCAAACCAATCACGCCAGCAATTATTAATAATTTGATTGCAATGTCTATAATTCTAGCCATTAAATTCTTCCCATAAATAAAATAGGACGAGTGAAACAACCAAAAATATAACCACCCACAAAATAAAACCAACAATTTTACAAGCCGATAACAAATTTGCTAGATTCATATTTTTTTTCAATCCCTGTAACAGTTTTAGTTTTGATAACGCCTAGCTCTGAAATAACTAGATTGTGCTTCTTGCCTTTCAAATCTTTTAACCATGAAAGGCTGTCAGGCTCAAAAAATGATATCATTTTCCATGCAAGTTGGCCATTGTGATCGAATTCCTCTATCAACCAAGCTTTAGTTTCCATATTAACCACCGCTTAAAACTTGAGCCGCCATCAATCTATTAGTTAATGGGTTGAATGTTAATCTTAAATTTGGTATTGAGCGTTTCGGTGAATTCTGCCCATTGGTTAAAGTCAAAGAGCATTTATTTTCATCAGTCAAATAAACTCTATATTCTTTAACATATGCTTCAGGTTTTCTGTTTGTTTTTGTTTTTGCTACAGCTTGCACATTTAGCTCGCCATTTAATTGACGAACCCAATTTTCTAGATTTCCCATTGTCGTATTCATATATTGTCCTTAAGTTAATAAATCAAAATTACTCTCAAGCTTTTCATACTTAAGTTGTAAAATTTGTAATTCTTGTGCGGCCAATGTCATAAGCATTGAAGCATCTCGCAGCTTATGAATCAAAACCACATCTGTTGAGGCTCTGCTCTCATCATTGAGTAATGCTGCACTATCAAATAATTGATTGCTTAATTCTGCCATGTTGTTCCCCTTTGTTATTGAATAATGTAATTGTGATCATACCATGTTGGAATTGTTCTGCTAGTCCATTTTGCAATGTGAAACTTGTATAGCTGATAATATTTTCTATAGGAAGCTATTGCATCATTTTCTATTTTGCAATCATCAGGCATTGCAAGCGTAGGCTCTGTAAATTCATCATGGCCAATATGCTCAGGAAGTTTTCCAAGTTTTTTTAATAAATCTGTTCTTTGAACCTTATGAATTTTCCCATAACGATAAGTGTATTCAATACATAAAAAATGTAGCAATTCATGAAGCCAAAAATAATTTGAATAGCTTTTGCGCACCCAAATAGCTGAAGGGTGATTCATGTGAGTGGCCTTATAAAATTCTTGTGTGTCTGCAAAGCTGTCCCCATCACAAACTCTATGAGCTGTAGAAAGAAGCTGCGCATATTCTAAAATCATTTTGACGCAATGTTTATCTAAATGCATAGTAGCGCAGGTTCTTGGGTTTTTATCTAAATAAAATATATTCATCTTGTCTTGTCCTTATGTTAATAAAAAATATGATTACCTAATGCTATTTTAATTGTTTTGTTTTTAGACCAAAAAGGTTTTATATTTTTAGTATGAAACCATTTAGCCCCACTCGTTGGATCATCTACACGCCCTTCTAAAATGGCTTTTGCTAATGGCATGAATTGTCCAAATTGTTTTTCAGTTGGCATTCCCACCTTTGACAAAAACTCATATTGATTGGGTTGTTGCATTATTTTACAAATATTATCAGGATAGCGTGGATCTTTTTTCCTGTTAATAGCTGTATAAGCTGCGGCTACTTGGCCAATTGGCGCTTCACCTCTTGCTTCACCCCAAATAATTGCTGATAGACACATAAGTTCGTTTAACATCTAATCTCCTAGAATGTTATAGGGATAGGCGGTTCGTCCTTCCAGCGACCTTGATTCAAATAGGTTGTTGGATTAGGAATATACTGCCCTTCATTTTTGAACCATTGATCAGATTTCATTTGCCACGACAATGCTTCAAGGACTTCTTTTATGTTGGCTTGTTTTGTTTTCCAAGCTGCCATTGCTTTGTCTTTGCCTACTTTTTTAGGATAAGCATTCCAAAAAATATCAAAGTCATTTTGCTCACTCTCTGTAAGAGTGGTTTTTGGTTTGATGGTTTTTGGTTTATGGTTTGCTGGTTTATGGTTGGTAATGCCATCGCTATGCGTTTGCATTGCGTCAGCATCAGTCCATCTTTTCTTTGCAGCGTTGGAAGCTGTGGTAGATTTTAAATGATACGCTTCAATTTCAATTTCACAGCGTCTATGAACATAACCGCTTTCAGTTTTAATAAAGAAATCGTTAAGGACATTTTCAATAGCTGATATTTCATTTTGCTCCTTTGCGCTCATTAAGCGAAATAGTTTTGTTAAGTCTAACGGAATTGGTGCCTCTGATAAATAATACTGATCTAAAAGTTGATGATAAACGCCATGTTCTAATAAAGATAAATGCGAAGTATCTTTTCTGTAGTCGGCTATATTATGTTGATAATAGTGCATAAACCCCCTCTTTTCTTGTAAGTGCCAAATCATTTTCCAGCAAATCCAAAAAAAAAGAAAGCTTTTTATGAGGCCAAGTAATTTTTGACCTGGTCTTTTGCTTCTAAAAAACCATAACAAACGATTGCAGCATAGCCCATAGATTGAGCAAGCTTGATAAATTCTAACTGATTTTGCTGTGGTTTACCACCTTTAGATTTCATTTCTATAAAAAGGCCATGATGCCCACCTTTCGCCACCATTAAAAACAGGTCGCTGACACCTGCAATGACGCCCTCACGCTTCAATTTGATTGCTGTGCCAATGTTACGCACCCCGCCATTAGGGATCGCCCATAGGCAGCCGCGAAGTAATGGGTATTGCGCCCTAAACCACTCAATTAGAAGGACTTGTTGCTCGTGTTCTGCGTGTTTCATGGCTACACTTTACCATAGTTGCTCATTTTTTAATCAATTTTGTCGTTTTTGCTCATTTTTTAATCAATCTGCTCAATTTTTAATCAAAAAAAGTGGAAATATTTCCAAAAAATGCTTGAAATTACTTGCCAAGCTGCCAAAAAGGTTGAAAATAACACTTGTAACACATTTATTAACAGGAAAACAAAGGAAACGACATGACAGAAAAAAATCTTCAATTTTGCAGTAATTTGATGCAATCAATCAAACCTGATGTAGAAAAAGCAGGTTACAAAGCTTACAAAGATATGGCTATTCTCACTTTTAATGAAAGTGGCCGAAAAAGATATTTTTGTGAATTCACAACAACTTTAAAAGATGGTCAACAGTTTAAATATCAAGAGGACATTTATGCAAGCTGCAAAGCTGATGCTCGTTATCAAGCTTGGGATACAGTTTTACATAAACTTGGTGTTGAAGGTTACACATTATGAGGCTCTCTGCTGCAATTTGTGTTATAGAAACATTGGCCGCAAATCTTGATATTAAGTTTCAACATGCTTTGCAATACATTCAAGAAAATTACGATGACAAAGATATTATCAACAAATATCAGCGTATAGCTTTTGAAACATACAAAGAATCAAATCCCGAAGGCTGGGAACATGCTCACATTTATCACAAATCATCAAACTAACGGAAACGAAAGGAAACAACATGAGCTACCACAGTGAATTAGATATTCAAATCAGAGAATCACAAAAATACAATGGCTGGACAAACTATGCCACATGGCGCATCAATTTAGAAATATTTGATGGCGCTCAAGTAAGTGATTTCTTTTATGGCCAAGAAATTGAACACCCTACAGACATGATTGAAAGTTTAAAAATGTATGCAGAGGACATCATTTTCAATGATTGCGGTGAAGGCTTGGCTCGCGACTATGCGTTTGCATTCATCAATGAAGTAAATTGGTATGAAATTGCCGAGCATTTCTTTGACCAAATAGAAGGCGAAGCACAGCTTCAGGAGGACTATGATGAACAAAGCTGAATTAGCCATAAATTATGCAATTGATTTTTATGTTTCTGATTTAGGTGGCATCACGCATGAGGAATTTTATGATGCCCTTTCAGAAAACATCATTCCTGAGCAAGTTTTATTATGGGAACCTTTTGAAAATTATGATGACGCAGATGAATTATTAGATTTAATAGACAATTTAGCTAATATGTTTGATGACTTTGTTGTTGATCTTTCTGACTTGTATGACAAAGAAATTGAAAATGAAATGCAAATAAAACGAAAAGAACAAGAAAAATGGGAAGCAATAAATAAAAATTTTCCTGAGGAGTTTAAAAATGAAAATACAAACTGATAAAGAAGCGCTTATGGTTGCTCTGTCTTTAGCTATCACTGCACCATCAGATGAAAAAGCTGATGAGTGTATAAAAATGGCCGATCAATATGCAAGTCAAATGAATCGC